ATGAGGGGCTCTCCCAATGTGCCTTCCTCCTCAATCGGGCGGCTCATTCCTCGCTCCTCGCACCAGCTTCGCGGCTGGCATTTCACCTATCGCGACGCGCAGATGCCGCCGCCGGGCGACTGGCGGGTCTGGCTGCTGATGGGCGGGCGCGGCTCGGGCAAGACGCGGGCGGGCGCCGAATGGGTGCATGCGCTGGCGCTGGCGCGGCCGGAAAGCCGCATCGCGCTGGTGGCCGAGACGCTGGGCGACGCGCGCGAGGTGATGATCGACGGCGTGTCGGGTATCTGCCGCATCGCGCGGTGCTTCCGGCCGGATTTCGAGGCCTCGCGCCGCCGGCTCGTCTGGCCGAACGGGTCTATCGGGCAGATCTTCTCCTCGGAGGATCCGGAAAGCCTGCGCGGGCCGCAGTTTCATTTCGGATGGTGCGACGAGCTCGGCAAGTGGAAGCACGCGCAGGAGACCTGGGACATGCTGCAATTCGGCCTGCGCCTCGGCGACGCTCCGCGCGTGCTGGTGACGACGACGCCGCGCCCGGTGCCGCTGCTGCGGGCGCTGGCGGGCGATCCGGCGACGGCGGTGCGGCGCATCGCGACCGCCGACAATGCGAGGAACCTCTCGCCGGGCTTCCTCACCGCCATGGCCGGCCGCTACGGCGGCACGCGGCTCGGGCGGCAGGAACTCGACGGCGAGCTGATCGCCGACCGCGAGGACGCGCTGTGGAACCGGGCGCGGCTGGAGGCCATCCGGCTGCGCCAGCCGGGGCCGCTGTCGCGCATCGTCGTGGCGGTCGATCGCTGGACGGCGAGGGCCGGGCGGTGGTGCTGGCGGACCGTTCGGTGACGGGCGCGAGCCCGGCGGGCTGGGCGGGCGCGGTGGTGCGCGCCTTCCGGCGCTTCGACGCGGACCGGGTGGTGGCCGAGGTGAACCAGGGCGGGGACATGGTGACGGCGATGCTGAAGAGCGTCGACGCCAGCCTGCCGGTTTCGACCGTGCGGGCGACGCGCGGGAAATTCCTGCGCGCCGAGCCGGTGGCGGCGCTCTACGAGCAGGGGCGCGTCGCCCATGCCGGCGCCTTCGCCGAGCTGGAGGACCAGATGTGCGATTTCGGCCCAGACGGGCTTTCCTCCGGCCGCTCGCCGGACCGGCTCGACGCGCTCGTCTGGGCGCTGACGGCCCTGGTGATCGACCGGCAGGGCGAGCCGCGGGTGCGGGGAATCTGACGATGGATATCGACCGCAAGGCCTTCTTCGATGCCGTGCGCGGGACGCTCTACGGCGGCCGGCTGGTGGGCGGGCAGGTGCGCGGCATGACCGCGCTGCTCGACCGTTTCGAGCGGGGCGGCGAGACGGACGACCGCCGCTTCCTCGCCTATATGCTGGCGACGGCCCATCACGAGACGGGCGGGCGCATGCAGCCGGTACGCGAGACCTTCGCCGCGACGGACGCGGCGGCCATTGCGCATCTCGACCGGGCCTTTTCCGAGGGGCGGCTGCCGCAGGTCTCCGCGCCCTATTGGCGGCGGGATGTGGACGGCAAAAGCTGGCTCGGGCGCGGGCTGGTGCAGATCACGCATAGGCGGAACTACGAGCGGCTTTCAGCGCTGACCGGCGTCGACCTCGTCGCGCGGCCGGAACGGGCGATGGAGCTTACGGTGTCGGTGGAGATCCTGTTCGCAGGCATGCTGCAGGGCGCCTTCACGGGGCGGCGGCTGGCGGACCATTTTTCCGGCGGCGGGTCGGACTGGGTGGGCGCACGGCGGATCGTCAACGGGCTCGACCGGGCGGAGCGGGTCGCCGGCTATGGGCGGGCGTTTCTTGCGGCTTTGGGCGGGTAGGCGCCCCTCATCCGGCTGCCGCCACCTTCTCCCGCAGGCGGGGAGAAGGGGATTGGGGTCACCCGCTCGCTTGGTAAGCAATGTCGATGGGAGGAAAACGCTCCCACATGTCCCTTCGCCCCTCTTGCGGGGAGAAGGTGGCGGCAGCCGGATGAGGGGCGATGCCTCCGCCGGCTTTTGTGCTTTTCATAACGACCGAGGACATCATGAAACTGCCATCCTTCCTCACGCGCCGCCGCCAGGCGGCGGAAACCAAGGCGTCGGGCTTCTTCACGCTGACGGCGGAGGGCCGGGCGCACTGGTCGAGCCGGTCCTATGCCTCGCTGTCGCGCGAGGGCTTCATGAAGAACCCGGTGGCGCACCGGGCGGTGCGCATGATCGCGGAAGCCGCGGCCTCGGTGCTCTGGCTGGCCTATGACGGCGAGGCGGAGCGACCCGGGGATGCCCGGCTCGGGCTGCTTTCCCGGCCGAACGGGCGCATGGCGGGAACGGATTTCTTCGAGACGCTGTACGGGCATCTGCTGCTCTCCGGCAACGCCTTCGTCGAGGGCGTGCGGATAAGCGAGGAGCTGCGCGAGCTGCATCTGCTCCGGCCCGACCGGATGCGCATCGTCGAGGGGCGGGACGGCTGGCCGGAGGCCTATGAATACCGGACCGGCAACCATGTGCGCCGGCACAGGGCGGGCGAGGGCGGCATGGGCGAGGGGCAGGCGATCCTGCATCTGAGGCTCTTCCATCCGCTTGATGACCACCTCGGCTTCGCCCCGCTGGAGGCCGCCTCCATGGCGCTCGACCTCTCCAATGCGGCGGCGGTGTGGAACAAGGCGCTGCTCGACAATTCGGCACGCCCTTCCGGCGCGCTCGTCTACCAACCCAAGGAGGGCGGCAATCTCTCGCCCGACCAGTACGACCGGCTGAAGGGCGAGCTGGAGGAGGGCTATTCCGGCGCGGCGCGGGCCGGGCGGCCGATGCTGCTGGAAGGCGGGCTCGACTGGAAGGCGATGGGGCTTTCGCCGCGCGAGATGGATTTCGTGGAGGCGAAGAACGGCGCGGCGCGCGACATCGCGCTCGCTTTCGGCGTGCCGCCCATGCTGATCGGCATTCCGGGCGATGCGACCTATGCCAACTACCAGGAGGCCAACCGCGCCTTCTGGCGGCTGACCGTGCTGCCGCTCGTCAGCCGCACGGCGGCGTCCTTCGCGGCATGGTTCTCCGAGGAGGGGGACGGGCTGCGACTGGTGCCGGATCTCGACCAGGTGAGCGGGCTCGTGGCGGAGCGCTCCGAGCTCTGGGCGCGGGTGGGCACGGCGGGGTTTTTGACCGACGAGGAGAAGCGGCGGGCGGTGGGGTATTGAGGGGAGCGTTCGCCCCTCATCCGGCCTGCCGGCCACCTTCTCCCCGCAAGCGGGGAGAAGGGGATATGCCGCGCCGGCTTCCCCATTCTTCAACGTTGCGTAGGGCACGTCCCCTCTCCCCGCTTGCGGGGAGAGGGTTAGGGTGAGGGGCAGCGACGATTCTCGTGCGAAATCAAAAATGTAAACGAGAAGCGTGAATCGCTTTGCCGATCTCCGGATTCAACCTCTGAAGGCGTTGAATCGGATTCCGAACAAAACACCGCAAGGGATTCAAAAGACTCGAAAGATCACCGTCGCCGGCCCCTGCGTGTCGGCGATTACGGCCGCCTTTGGCCGAACCTTCTAGATTTCCATAATAATCTGAGAGGCTTAACAATGGCTGACTTCGGAAACGATGGCGGGCTGTGGACGGCCCGGCTCATCGGCGCGTCCGCGGGCGCGGCCGTTTCGCTCATCTATCTCCTGCCGAGAAGCCGCCGCGAGGCGGGGTGCCGCTTCCTGACCGGGCTTGCCTGCGGGCTCGTCTTCGGCGGGCCGGCGGGGCTGTGGATCGCGGTCCGGCTCGGCATCGCGGGCTATCTCGGGCCGTCGGAGGTGCTGCTGACCGGCTCGGCGGCCGCCAGCCTTTCGGCCTGGTGGGGGCTCGGCGTGCTGGCGCGGCTGGCGGAGAAGATGAGGCAGTAGCCGATAGCCGATAGCCGACGGGCGGGACGGACCGGCTTTGCCGGGGCCGCCTGATGCCTGCCCCTTATTCCTTTCCCGACATCGGAGAGACCAATGACAACCGACGACCTGCCGGTCTGGCGGACGAAGAAATATGCCGATCTGACGCTTGCGGGCGTTTCCGGCGACGGGGTGTTTTCCGGCTATGCCAGCCTCTTCGGCGAGGTGGACCTCGGCAAGGATGCGATTGCGCCCGGTGCCTTCGTGCAGTCGCTGCGAAAGCGCGGCGCCTCGGGCGTGCGCATGCTGTTCCAGCACGATCCGGCCGAGCCCATCGGCCGCTGGCGCACCATCCGCGAGGACGAGCGCGGGCTTTATGTCGAGGGCGTGCTGTCGCCCGGCGTGGCGCGGGCCCGCGAGGTGCTGCACCTCATGAAGTCGGGCGCGCTCGACGGGCTGTCCATCGGCTTCCAGACGGTGCGCTCGAAGACGGACCGGGCGAGCGGCGTGCGCCGCATCCTGGAGGCGGACCTCTGGGAGATCTCGATCGTCACCTTTCCCATGCTGCCCTCGGCGCGGGTGTCGAACGTGAAGAATGCGCGGTGGTTCCGCGACCGGGAAACGGAGCTCGTGCGCACCATGCGCCGGGCGGCCCGGATCATGAAACGCTAACAGGAGAGACCAGGCATGACGCAGACGACGAAGACCGCGCCGGAAATCAAGGCCGTGCCGGAAACGATGACCGCCGCCTTCGACGACTTCATGGAGGCCTTTGAGGCCTTCAAGGAGACGAACGACCGCAGGCTCGGCGAGATCGAGCAGAAACTCACGGCAGATGTGGTGACGCGCGACAAGTTGGACCGCATCAACCGCGCCATGGACGAGCACAAGCGCGTGCTCGACGGGCTGGCGCTGAAGAAGGCCCGCCCGGCGCTCGGCGGGTCCGGTGAGGGGTCGCCCGAGGCGGCCGAGCACAAGGCGGCCTTCTCCGCCTATATGCGCCGGGGCGACGAGAGCGCGCTGCGGGCGATGGAGGGCAAGGCCATGTCGGTCGGCTCGGCGGCGGACGGCGGCTATCTCGTGCCGCCGGAGACCGATACGGAGATCGGCCTGAGGCTTTCCGCCGCTTCGCCGATCCGGGCGCTGGCGACGGTGCGGCAGGTCTCCGGCGCGGTGCTGAAGAAACCCTTCGCGACCTCCGGCATGGCCTGCGGCTGGGTAGCGGAGACGGCCTCGCGGCCGCAGACCAATGCCGCGCAGCTTGCCGAGCTCTCCTTCCCGACCATGGAGCTCTACGCCATGCCGGCGGCGACGGCGGCGCTGCTCGACGATGCGGCCGTCGATGTCGAAAGCTGGATCGCCTCGGAGGTCGACATCGTCTTCGGCGAGCAGGAAGGCACGGCCTTCGTCTCCGGCGACGGCACCAACAAGCCGAAGGGGTTCCTCAGCTATACCAATGTCGCCGACAGCGGCTGGAGCTGGGGCAATATCGGCTATATCGCCACGGGCGCGGCCGGCGCCTTCAAGGCGAGCGGGCCGTCCGACACGCTGATCGACACGATCTATGCGCTGAAGGCGGGGCACCGGCAGAATGCCAGCTTCGTCATGAACCGCAAGACGCAGAGCGCCATCCGCAAGTTCAAGGATGCGGACGGCAACTATCTCTGGCGCCCGCCGGCAACGCCCGGCCAGCCGGCCTCGCTGATGGGCTTCGCCATCGCGGAAGCCGAGGACATGCCGGATGTGGCGGCCGACAGCCTCTCCATCGCCTTCGGCGATTTCCGCGCCGGCTACCTCGTCGTCGACCGCACGGGCGTTCGCGTGCTGCGCGATCCCTATTCGGCCAAGCCCTACGTGCTGTTCTACACCACCAAGCGCGTCGGCGGCGGGGTGCAGAACTTCGAGGCGATCAAGCTGGTGAAATTCGCGGCGAGCTGAGCCGCGGGCACAAGCTTTGCGCTCCCTCTCCCCGCTTGCGGGGTGAGGGGGCGACCCGGCTTGGGGCCTTGCCGTGGATCGCCCCTCATCCGCCTGCCCTCACCTTCTCCTTGGCTGCGGGGAGAAGGGATCGCGAGGGATGCCTCCTTTCACAATTTTCCTCCCACCGGCGGGCGTTCCCTGCCGCCGGTGCCGCGGGCGCGGTTTCCTCCCGGCCGCGCCCGCATTCTCTCCATCGGACAGGATTGCCATGACCATTGCCGAACTCATGCCGCCGGCCCTGGAGCCGGTCACGCTCGCCGAGGTGAAGGCGCATCTGCGCCTCGATACGGACGACGAGGATGCGCTGCTGGCGGCACTGGTCCGCACGGCGCGCCAATATATGGAGGCCGAGACGGGGCTTTGCCTGATCGTGCGGCTGCTGCGCCTCTATCTTGACGACTGGCCGGAGGGCAGGGTGATTCAGATTGCCAGGGGGCCGGTGCAAGCCATTGAAATGCTGACGGTCTACGACGATTTCGGTGTGCCGGTCGACGTGAGTACCGCCGGCTACGTGCTCGACGGCGCGGCGCGGCCGGCCCGGCTCATCCTGCCCGAACGGCCGGCGACGGCGCGGGCGATGAACGGCATCGAGATCGATTTTACCGCCGGCTTCGGCGAGAGCGGCGCGGATGTGCCGGATACGTTGAAGCGGGCGCTGCTGCTGCATGTCGCGGCCATGTTCGAGCTGCGCGGCTTGATCGCCGCCGAGGACCAGCCGGGGGCGGTGCCCGAGGGCTACGACCGGCTCGTCGCACCCTACCGCCTGAGGCGGCTGTGATGGCGGCGCTTCTCGATCCCGGCCGGCTGAATGCTCGCCTCGTGCTGGAGCGGCCGGAGGAAGCGCCGGACGGACAGGGCGGCGCGGCGGTGGAGTTTGCCGCTGTGGCGACGCTCTGGGCCTCCATCGAGCCCGTCGCCATGCGGACCGAAGAGGCGGCGGGAACGTTGCCTGTGACGGTGACGCATCGCATTTGGCTGCGCCGGCGGGAGGGCCTTGCCGGCGGCATGCGGCTGCGCAAGGGCGCGCGGCTTTTCGCCATCCGCGCCTTCCGCGATCCCGACGAGACGGGGCGCTACACGCTCTGCGACTGCGAGGAGATCAAGCCATGAGCGCGGCTTCCGCCCTGCAGAAGGCCATTTTCGCCCGTCTTGCGGGCGATGCGGCGCTGGTATCGCTGGTCGGCGCGGCGGGCATCACCGACAGGCGGCTTGCCGAACCGGCCGCGCCGCTGCTGGTGATCGCCGGCATCGACAGCACGGACCATTCGACCGCCACGGAGGCGGGCGAGGAGCATGTCGTGACGCTGGAGGCCTGGTCCGAGGCGGCGGGGCACCGGCAGGCGCAGGCAGTTGCGGCCGCCGTCCGCGCGGCGCTGCACGATGCGCCGCTGGTTCTGGCCGGCCATCACCTCGTTCTGCTCTTCCACCTCGACACGCGCCTGCGGCGTGACGGCAAGTCCCGCTTCCACCGCGCGGAAATGCGCTTCCGCGCGGTGACGGAGCCGGATGCCTGACATTTCTTTCACGGAAAGGACCTAGCCATGGTGGCACAGAAGGGGCGGGACCTCCTGCTCAAGATCGACAACGGGGCGGGCTTTGCGACGGTCGCGGGGCTGCGCTCGAAGCGCCTGTCCTTCAACGCCGCGCTCGTCGATGTGACGGACGCGGAATCGGCGGGGCGCTGGCGCGAACTGCTCGGCGGGGCGGGCGTGCAGCGCGCCGCGCTCTCCGGCAGCGGCATCTTCAAGGACCAGGCGTCCGATGCGCTGGTGCGTTCGCTGTTCTTCGCCGGCACCATTGCCGGCTGGCAGATCGTCATTCCGGATTTCGGCACGGTGGCGGGGCCGTTCCAGATCGCCTCGCTCGAATATTCCGGCGCGCATGACGGCGAGGTGCTGTTCGAGATCGCATTGGAATCGGCCGGCGCGCTGACCTTCGGTGCGCTCTGATGGGCGCGCGGGCGAACCGGCATCGCGGCGAGATCGAGGCCTGTCTCGACGGCGAGACGCGCGTGCTGTGCCTGACGCTCGGCGCGCTGGCGGAACTGGAGACGGCCTTTGCCGTCGATAGCCTGACGGGGCTGGCCGAGCGATTTTCCAGCGGCCGGCTGAAGGCGGAAGACCTCATTCGCATCATCGGCGCGGGCCTTCGCGGCGGCGGCAACCTCTTCAGCGACGAGGACGTGGCGGCGATGGCGGTGGCGGAAGGGCTGGCGGGCTTCGCCCGCATCGCCGCCGAATTGTTGCAGGCGACGTTCGGCGGCGGCGGGCCTGCGGAAAACCCTCCGCCGCCGCATCCGGCTTGAGCGGCGAAGCGCCCGCCTTCCCGTGGGAGGCGGTGCTTCATGCCGGGCTCTGCCGGATGCGGCTTCCCGCAAGGGATTTCTGGGCGATGACGCCGCGCGAACTCGGCTTCGCGCTCGGCCTGCTGCGGCTCTCGGCCGGCACGCCCGGCCGGGCGGGGCTTGCGGCGCTGATGCGGGCCTTTCCCGACAAGAAGGAGTGAACCATGGCCGACAGGAACGACACCCCGCTTTCCGCCACGCGGACGGAGGCGGAGGCGCTCTCGACCGTCTTCGACGACCTGGAGGCGCGCTCGCGCTCCTTCGGCTTCACGCTCACCAATGCGCTGAAGGGCGCGGTGGTGGACGGCAAAGGGCTGGAAAGCGTGCTGCGCGGGCTGGCACTGCGCATGAGCGACATCGCACTTTCGGTGGGCATGAAGCCGCTGGAAGGGCTGCTGAGCTCCGGCATTTCAAGCCTGCTCGGCGGCGTCACGCCGTTCGCTAAGGGGGGCGTCGTGTCCTCGCCGACCTATTTCGGCAGCGGCGGCGGGCTCGGGCTGATGGGCGAGGCGGGGGCGGAAGCGATCCTGCCGCTCAGGCGCGGGCCGGACGGGGCGCTGGGCGTCGCGGCGGACGGCGGGGGCGGCGGGTCGCGCATCGTCTTCAATGTCACGACGCCGGACGCGGCGAGCTTCCGCAAGTCCGAGGGCCAGATCGCCGCCATGCTGACCCGCGCGGTAGGGCGGGGGCAGCGAAGTTTGTGAGGGGCGCTTGCGGTTTGGGGCGGCCTATTTCGGAGATATCCACATGGCAGGATTTCATGAGGTGCGGTTTCCGCTGCGGGTGGCGCTCGGCACCAGCGGCGGGCCGGTGCGGAGGACGGATATCGTCAGCCTTTCCAACGGGCGGGAGAACCGCAACCGCCGCTGGCAGGATGCGCGGCGGCGCTACGATGCGGGCTCGGGCGTGCGCTCGGTCGACGACCTTTACGCCGTTCTCGCCTTCTTCGAGGCGCGGGCGGGGCAGTTCCATGGGTTCCGCTTCCGCGATCCGGTGGACCACAAGTCCTGCGCGCCGGGGGCGGCCGTCAGCGCCATGGACCAGTTCCTCGGCACCGCGGACGGGACGACGGCGAAATTTGAGCTCGTCAAGCGCTATGCGGATGCGGGCGGCGAGACGGTGCGCCGGATCGACAAGCCGGCGACCGGCACGGTGACGGTCGCGGTGGCAGGCAGTCCGGTGCCGGCGGCGGATTATACCGTGGACTACACGGCCGGGACGATAACCTTCAAGCCGGGCAAGGTGCCGCTCACGGGCACGGTGCGGGCGGGCTTCGAATTCGACGTGCCGGTGCGCTTCGACACCGACCGGATCGACATCGACCTCGGGCAGTTCGACGCGGGGCGCATTCCCTCCATCCCGCTCGTGGAGATCAAGCCATGAGGGAGATACCGGCAGGGCTTCAGGCCCATCTCGACGGCGAGGCGACGACGCTCTGCAACGCCTGGCGCGTGACGCGGCGCGACGGCGTGGTGATGGGCTTCACCGATCACGACCGCGATCTTTCCTTCGGCGGGCTCGCCTATCTGGCCGCCAGCGGTTTCGAGGCGAGCGAGACGGAGGATGGCAACGGGCTTTCGGCCGAGGGCGGCGACGTCTCGGGCGGCTTTTCCGCCGACGCCATCCGCGCCGAGGATCTTTCGGCCGGGCGCTACGACGGCGCGAAGGTCGAGGTCTTCACGGTCAACTGGCAGGACCCGTCGCAGCGGCTGCTGCTGAGGACGGCCGAGCTTGGCGAGGTGCGGCGCGAGGGCGGGCTTTTCCGCGTCGAGCTCCGGCGGCTGACGCACCGGCTCGACCAGATGCGCGGGCGCATCTATGCCCGCCAGTGCGATGCCGTCTTCGGCGATGCGCGCTGCGGGATAAGCCTTGCGGCCTACAAGGCGATAGCGACGGTGACGGCGGTGCGCGACGACATGCATGTCGAGGTCAGTGGTCTTTCCGGCTTTGCGGAGCGCTTCTTCCGCTACGGCGTGCTGTCCTTCACCAGCGGCGCGGCGAAGGGGCTTTCGGCCGATGTCGAGGACCATCGCCGGCTGGAGGGTGCGGACGAGCTGACGCTGTGGCTGCCGATGGCGGCGGAGATCGCCGTCGGCGACACGCTGGAGGTGACGGCGGGCTGCGACAAGCGCTTTTCCACCTGCAAGGCGAAATTCGGCAACGGCCTCAATTTCCAGGGTTTCCCGCATATTCCCGGGAGCGATTTCAGCTACGGCTATGCCGACGGCGAGACCGTACATGACGGGAGCCCGCTCTATGACTGAGGTCTTCCGGGAACGGATCGTCGCCGTCGCGCGGACCTTCATCGGCACGCCCTACCGGCATCAGGGATCGCTCAAGGGCGTCGGCTGCGATTGCCTCGGGCTGATCCGCGGCGTCTGGCGCGAGCTTTACGGCGCGGAGCCGGAAGTGCCCGCACCCTACGCGCCGGACTGGGCGGAGCGGACAGGCAGGGAGCGGCTGCTGGAGGCGGCCGCGCGCCACTGCGGGCCGGCGCTGCCGCTTGCGGAGCTGCGCCCCGGCGATCTCATCGTCTTCCGCTGGCGGGACGGTATGGCGGCAAAGCATGCCGGCATCGCCACGCCGGGGGATCGCTTCATCCATGCCTACGAGCAGGCGGCAGTGCTGGAATCGCCGCTCGTTCCCGCCTGGCGCCGGCGCATCGCCGGCGTCTTCCGTTTTCCGGAGACCTTCTGATCCATGGCGACACTTCTCCTCCAGGCCGCGGGCGCGGCGCTCGGCAGCGTGTTCGGTCCCGTCGGCGCCATCGTCGGCCGGGCTGTCGGGGCGCTGGCCGGCTCGGTGGTCGACCGCTCGCTCATCAATGGCAGCCGGACCTATTCCGGCCCGCGCCTTGCCGATGCGCGCGTGCCGGGCGCCGAAGAGGGCACGGCGATCAGCCGCGTCTATGGCACGGCGCGCGTCGGCGGCACGCTGATCTGGGCGACGCGCTTCGAGGAGCAGGTGATTGTCCAGCGCCAGGGCGGCAAGGCGAGCGGACCGCGCACGCAGACCTACCGCTATTTCGCCAATTTCGCCGTCGGCATCTGCGAGGGGCCGATCGCCTCCATCCGCCGCATCTGGGCGGACGGGCGCGAGGTCGACCTTTCGGCGCTCTCGGTGCGCGTTTATACCGGCACGCCCGACCAGCCGCCCGATCCGCTGATCGAGGCCAAGCAGGGGGCGGGCAATGCGCCGGCCTATCGGGGGCTTGCCTATGTCGTGCTGGAGCGCTTTCCGCTCGACGTCTACGGCAACCGCATTCCCATTCTCCATTTCGAGGTGGTCAAGCCTGTCGGCACGCTGGAGAAGAAGATCCGCGCCGTGACGGTCATTCCCGGCGCGACGGAGCACGGCTACGATCCGCAGCTCCTCACCGAGCGCTTTGCCGCCGGCGCGGCCCGCCACCTCAACCGCAACATGGTGCTCGCCGCGACCGACTGGCATGCGGCGATCAACGACCTGCAGAGCCTCTGCCCGAATCTCGAGCGGGTCGCGCTCGTCGTCTCCTGGTTCGGTACAGACCTTCGGGCAGGGCAGTGCAAGATGGTGCCGGGCGTCGAGGTGCGCACGCGGGGCACGGAGACGCGGGCCTGGCGCGTCGCGGGCGTTTCGCGCGCGGGCGCCTATCTCGTCAGTCGCAATGGCGGGGCGGCGGCCTATGGCGGCACGCCCTCGGATGCGAGCGTCATCGCGGCGATCCGCGACCTCAAGGCGCGCGGGCTGGAGGTCTATCTCTATCCATTTCTGATGATGGACATACCGGAGGGCAACGCCCTGCCGGACCCCTATGGCGGAGCCGGGCAGGCGGCCTATCCCTGGCGCGGCCGCATCACCTGCCATCCGCCCTCGGCCGACCGTACAGGCGCGGCGCGCACGCAGGTCGCCGCCTTCCTCGGCAATGCACAGCGGGCGCATTTTTCCGTCGCGGGCGGAAACATCGTCGCGCCCTCGGGCGACCAGGGCTTCCGGCGGATGATCCTGCATCATGCGCTGCTGGCGGAAGCGGCGGGCGGCGTCGACGGCTTCCTCATCGGCACGGAGATGCGCGGCCTCACCTGCCTGCGCGATGGGGAAGGGCGCTTTCCCTTCGTCGAGGGACTCTGCACCCTTGCGGCCGACGTGCGCACGATCCTGCGTCCGGGCACGAAGATCACCTATGCGGCGGATTGGAGCGAATATTTCGGCTACCAGCCGGCCGATGGCAGCGGCGAGGTGCGCTACCATCTCGACGCGCTCTGGGCGCACCCGGCGATCGACGCCGTTGGGATCGACAACTACATGCCGCTTGCCGACTGGCAGGACGGCGACACGCTCGCCGGCAACCCGGACGGTTTCCGCCATGGCGAGGACGTGGCGGGCATGGCCGGCATGATCGCCGGCGGCGAGGGCTTCGACTGGTATTACGCGGATGACGCCGACCGCAAGGCGCGCATCCGCCGGCCGATCAGCGACGGGGCGGCGGGGAAGCCCTGGGTCTTCCGCTACAAGGATATCGCGGGCTGGTGGGCGAACACGCATTACGAGCGCGGGCCGGGCGGGGCGGAACTGCCGACGCCGACCGCCTGGGTGCCGCGCGGCAAGCCCGTCTGGTTCACCGAACTCGGCTGCCCGGCCATCGACAAGGGCGCCAACCAGCCGCAGACCTTCCTCGACGCCAAGAGCGTCGAGAATACGCTGCCGCACCATTCGGGCGGCGCGCGCAGCGATTCCATGCAGCGCCGCTTCCTCGACGCGCATCACGACTGGTGGCAGGGCGCGGGGCCGGAGGCGGGCATGGTCGATCCCGGCCGCATGTTCCTGTGGACCTGGGACGCGCGGCCCTATCCGGCTTTTCCGGAAAACACCGCGCTCTGGGCGGACGGCATCAACTGGCAGCGCGGGCACTGGCTGAACGGCCGGCTCGGCGCGGGCACCGTCGCCGACGTCATCGCCGCCATCCTGACGGATAACGGCTTTGCCGATTTCGACGTTTCGGGCGTGGTGGGCGACCTGCCGGGCCTCGTGCAGGGCGAGCAAGCCTCGGCACGCGGGCTGATCGAGCCGCTGATGGAGGCCTTCCAGATCGACGCGCTGGAAGCGAACGGCAGGCTCACCTTCCGCTCGCGGCTGAAATCCGCCCTGCCGGCGACCCGGCTCGACGTGCTTGCCGAGCGGCCGGACGAGGCGCTCTTCGAGGAGACGCGCGGCCATATCAGCGATCTGGCTGGCGAGGCGATCCTCGACCATTTCGACGAGACGAGCGCCCATCCGCGCGTCACCACGCGCTCCCGGCGCATGGCGGGCGACACGGACCGGGTGCTGCGCATCTCGCTGCCGGCCGTGCTGCATGCGGGTGCGGCGACGACGAGCGTCGAGACCGCGCTGCGCGACCATCGCTCCGGCCAGCGCCGTGTCACCTTCCGCCTGCCGCCGACGGCGCTCGGCTTCACGCCCGGCGATGTGGTGCGGCTGGCCGAGGGGCCTTCCGGGCGCTTCCTCATCACCAGCATCACCGACGGCCTCGTGCGCGAGGTGGAGGCGCGTGGGCTGGCGGCGGGCGAGAGCGCAGCGCCGCTGGTGGTCGGCGGCGGCAGCAAGCCGGTCAACGGGGCGGGACCGGCGGATGCCTTCTCTCCGGTCATCGCCTTTCTCGATTTGCCGGTCCTCGGCTCGGGCGAGGCGCAGGATTTCGCCTCCATCGCCGCCTATGCGCGGCCGTGGCGCTCCATGGTCGTCTCCAGCTCGGAAACCAGCGAAGGCTACCGCATCCGCGTGCGCCTCGACCGGCCGGCGCGGATCGGCGAGCTGGCCGAGCCGCTTGCTGCGGGCGTCGTCGGGCGCTTCGACCCGGACCGGGCGATCCTTCTCGACCTGCCCACGGGCGGGCTCTCTTCCGTGGACACGGTGAGCGTGCTGAACGGTAGCAACCGCCTCGCCGTCGAGGGCGCAAACGGCGCGTGGGAAATCGTCGCCTTCCGCACGGCGAGCGAAATCGCGCCGGGGCGCTGGCGGCTGACGGGGCTGCTGCGCGCGCTTTGCGGCACGGAGGACGCCATGGTGTCCGGCCATGCCGAAGGGGCGCGCGTCGTGGTGCTCGACGATGCCGTGCGCCCGCTCGGCCTCGACGTGGAGGAGATCGGGCGGCTTTCCAACTGGATGATAGATGCCGTCGGCGTTTCCGAAGGGCAGGTCGGGCCGTTCGCCTTTGCCGGCGGGCAGCGGGCCTTGACGCCGCTCTCGCCCGTGCACCTTCGCGGCCGGCGCGGGCTCGACGGCGTGGCGCGCTTCTCGTGGATACGGCGCGGGCGGATCGATTCGGATAGCTGGCTCGCCGCCGAAATCCCGCTCGACGAGCCGATGGAATCCTATCGCCTCGATATCCTTGCGGGCGGAACGGTGCTGCGCAGCGTCGAGACACCGGTCCCCGCCTACACCTATCCGGCCGCCGACGAGCTGGCCGACTTCGGCGCGCCGCAGGGCGCGCTTTCCATTCGCGTGCGCCAGCTCGGCCGCGCGGTGCCGCTCGGCCTGCCGGCCGAGGCGACACTCATCCTCTAGAAAAGGAAAAGCCATGAACGACGTGAAAGCCTGGTATCGGTCGCGCACCGTCTGGGGCGCGCTTGTCGCGATTCTCGCCTCGCTCGCCCACGGCGCCGGGGTCGAGGTGACGGCGGGCGACGAGGCGGAGCTTGCCGATCTCCTCGTCGCGGCGGTGGGCGTGGTCGGCGGCCTCGTGGCGCTGATCGGCCGGATTTCGGCCAGCCGGCGCGTGCACTAGGCGACATTCCCGACCCCGGCCCGCATTCATTTGCCATTCAGCGTGGATCGTTTATTGCTTGCATCACACTGATCCGCATCTGAAAGTATGTTCATGGCCTCGCCACTTCTCATATCCGCGCTTGCGGCCAGCCTGATGCTCCCGGCGCCCGTCGAAACGGGCGCGCAGCGGGATGTCGTCGCGGTGGGCGGCGATTGCAGCAGCGCGGCCGCGCAGGTGGTGGCCCAGACCGGCGGCGAGCTTCTGTCCGCCAAGCCGGATGGCAATAGCTGCGTGGTGACCGTGCTGGTGCCCGGCAATGGCAATGCCCGCCCGCGCAAGGTGACGGTGCGCGTGCCGATGTAA